ACCTAATGCGCCCTTAAGGTCCGTAGAAGCAGCCAGCTCTTGAGCATTCCCAATCATAAACTGCATCAACGCAAACAATGTTTGACTTGGCTCTTTAACTGGTAAAGGCATAATACCTGTCTGTAAATCTTGTGCGCTGATACCTGTCTGCTTCCATTCCCCAGGTTTAAAAGCAGAGTTGCCCATTTTCTTACGAAAACTCTTAGCCAGCCAGCCGCCCTGACGGTTAGCCAAAGTACCCGCATCTACTAACTGGTTTGTAGTAGTGTTGATTGCCGACGTTAAAGCAGATAACAGATGAACATAACCTACATCTAGAAAGCCGCCTTGCGGATCAGCGAGGAAGCCATACTTTGTGATGTTATCCTGTGCTGAAATGCGAACAACTTCACGCTCGCCTTCTGTTTCAACGAGGGAACCACCAACCATTAAGCGATCAAGTGTAGCCGCTCTACGGTTTTCCTCATCTTTAATCAGCACATCTTTAGGCTCAAACCTCGGCATAATGCGAACGATCTTACCCGTAGATTCTTGAAATACGATTGTGTAAGGTTCCTCGTATCCATCACCATCTAGATCAAAGAAACCATCTTGCTCAATGAATGAGGTAAAGTTATCAGCCTCTGACTCATCATCTGTATCCTCATCTCGATCACCTAGACTCAATCCAACATCAAGCCATAAACCTTGGCGCTGCTTTTCTATAACTTCATTCTCACTAAAGTCGTGAATCTCTGAGAATCGGCGGAGGCGAGACATTGACGCGGCATCTTGACTAACAGCAAAATTAGGATAGGTGATCAGTTTAGATGTATTGCGCCCCAGTTGAGCATCAAAGAAAGTCTTCTTAAATACCGTCCCGGTATAAGGAAGATCATAGATAAGTTTCTCGTGCTCATCTCTCCACTCTGGCATTTCAACGTTAAGCTGCCAGTTTTGGAACTCTGCCACTCGATTGCCGCGCTCAAGCTTCTGGTTATTAGGATCATCACCAATAACTTTGGTCTTCAGGATTTCATAGCCGCGTAATAATTCAGGAGATGCACGATCGGAGAACTTTAATGCGGCCTTCATCAACTCAGGAGATTTAAAGTTAGCGGCACCATCCCAAGGTTCGGAACGAGGATTAGTCTCCTGTTTAACAAGATCAAGCCCAAAGTCTACTAGCTCAGACCATTCATCCATCGAGTCTTGATCAGCCTCATAGCCTTCCTTCGCTTGACGGCCAACCTTAAGCAGAGTGTCATTATCAAACATATCAGCAATATTAGGCTTGGGCACAAAGAAATCGCCATTCGGGCCAGGAATAAACATCTCAGCTAGAAGCTCTACGCCTTCAGGCATATCCTCTAGATCTTCTTCCTGCTCTTCTATTTCTTGATCTTCGATATTTATGGGTATAATCGCCATTTTACAGCTCGCCTTTTGCATCATAATTCATGATTGATTTAATACCATCTTTGCAAATCTTATCGTCGCTTTCGCCGATAGACAGCTGATAGAAATGATGAGCAAACACCACCACTGGCAAAATAACAGCCACGCTCAAAAGCATATATTGTATTCCTGTCATATCAGTAGCCCATTACGCCTGTTTCTGAGAAATGATCTTCTTCTTCATACTCTTTCGGTTCTGTGTCTGCAAATCTGAGCATCATCATACCATAGCGTGTAGCAGCCATTAAGTCATCACGCTCTTTAACAACCTTGCCGTCTTTGCGGTGATACATTCTGAACTCTTCGAACCAGTCTGACAAATGCGAAGCAACTTTCATTCTGTTCGTTTGCATCCTGTCTAGCATCTCAAATAGACCCGCTTCAACGCCATTAGACCCGTCTTCAAAGGTGGCCTTATGGTCAAGCATGTTAACGCCTTGATTGCGGTACTGCTCAGCTAACTGTACACCAGAACCTTTGTCATGTTGCAGACCATCATGAGGCCATGCAACAGGTATCCAATCACGTTTAGCTCTTATGGTTGCGCCGACAATGACAGGGGTTACTTGTCGCTCTCGATATGTATTGTAGACATAGATACAATCATTATCCCTGTCCCAAGCCATCCATATTACTGCTGTAGGATGATCCCACCCAAAATCTATACCAGCAATTCTAGGCCAATAGCTAGGTATCTTCTCTAAATCTACTTTAATGCGCTCTTCAGGGATAGGGAATATCAAACCACTACCCAAGAGAGGAATACCCTTAGTGCGCATATCCCGTTGATATTCAGGTATAGCGGCTAGCAACTGTCGCTTGGTTTCATCTGTTAAGTGTGGCGCATCATCCCAAGTAACGTTTTGTAGATACTGCCCAAGCTGAATATCAATCATGAACTGAGCAACCAGATTAGTCTGCCCATTCTCAGGGGTAAGGCTTAACACCACATAACCACCCTGACCTTTGTTGCCTGTAGCTGTACGAGTAACAACCTGAGGATAAATCTCTGGATCTTCTGGCTCTTCGTCAATCAGGGCAAAGTCAACACTAGAACCCATAAGAGCGTGCTGACCCTGAGTGTAGGACTTGAAGCTTATAGTGGACCATCCACCTGTAATATGCTTAACCTTAACGTCCTTGGCAAGCTTTGGAGTCATGGAGCGAACTATCTCGCCTATATGCTTCTTAGGGATTAATCCAATACCATCAAAGCCTTCCCTACTTAAAGAGCCGAACAGCTCTCGCTGTAATACATCTCGGATTTGCTCACCAGACACACCAAGCGCCCATGTGTTAGGAGGGAAATTGAATTTGACTCCATCCCACCAATCAGGATAGATACCTGTCACATGGTAGGCCAGCTCAAGGCAGGACGAGTAGGTTTTGCCGACACGGTTAGCAGCCATCAACATACGCTGCCTATTCTTTAAGCCTTGGGAATAAAACTTCTTCTGCCAGTCATAAGGATGAACGTGAAACATCTTGTTTTCATCAAGACGCCTTTGTTTTTCTTCCATGATCTCGATTAAAGCTATTTTCTGGAGCCTATCCATTGGCGAGCAACTGCTTTAGCTTAGCGTCAAGCTCTTCATCAGACACATCAGAGTAAGTAACATTGCCTGAATGCTCTAATTTCTGCTTATTAGCGTCGAATGCTCCAACATAATCCGTTAACACTTTCCAGGCCGCTACTCTTGCGCTCTGAGTGCTTCCCTCGCCGTTAGTTGTGGCCTCAATGAGCAATCCCTTCACTACATCCTCAACAGTGACTAGGGCGCGCTCTGTGGCTTCTTCCTTCACTCGTTCTATTTCTATACTTATTCTAGGGTCTTGCTCTAATTTGTTGGCAGCAACAGAAATAGCTTTATCATTCATGCTTTCGGCATCATAAGCCGCTCTATATGACTCTGACACGCCCATCCCTTTAATGCGGCTGTTCTTATAAGCCTCTTGCTTATCTGTTAGCTTTCTAGGCATCACTCACCCCTTTCATAGAAGCTTCCATATCACGTCTTAATTCAGCTTCTCGCTTCTTCATTATTGCTTCAAGCTTGGCTCTTACTTCAGGCGCATCTTCAGGGGCGCAAGTAAACAATGCTTCGCCTTTGCCTATCTTGGCATAATGAATTTCTTTATCACTCATTGCTATCACCTAATCTCTTCTCGAAATCATTAAGTGCGGATAATAAAGAACTATATGCATTCATAGACTTATCATCATCTATTCGCTGGATGCTGAACTGGACAGGGCATAATATTAAAAAGGCTTCTTCTAAAGCTTTTTTTACTGCTCTTTGCTCTTCATTCATCTTCACCACCTCTATGGTGTTTATTTATGGGCATCTCTTAGCCCTTTAGTTAATACCGTTTGCCAGTGCTTCTATGTCTGTCTTTTCATGTACTACTTCGTCATGTAGAAATATATAGCTATCACCCCATCCCATATCTACATCTTTTTTGTTCTCTGCCTCTATATCTCTAGAGCATATAGGACAGTAGATTATCCATTCTTCCATTATTTGCCTACCCGCTCAACAACTTCAATGACAAACTTAGCGTATACCCTGCTGTATTTACGTTCATTATAAACCATAAATATCTCTTCAGTTGTTATAGCTTTATAGAGCAGATTCTTAAACTCTGGCATATCCTTAAGCGTTAACTGTGGAAAAGGAAATATTGGGCAATTATAGCCATGCTCTTTGCTTTCTGAGTCTTTTCTTTTTCGATCACCTACAGATCTATGCTGACCCATTAGCGTTAATCTCTCTTCTTGGTATATAAGAACTCATAGCGATTAATTCGATGTTCTACTTCAGGCGGTACATAGCCCTTCTCCTGGGCCTCAACGTCTCTTTCGTATTGTTTGCGCTCTTTGTCTGTAGGCATTCCTACTACATGATGAGTTGGATTATGGCCTTGAGGTAGGCCGATCATTTCTTTTTACGTTTCTTGCTTAATCCAGCTTCACTAAGCGCGATTGCTACAGCTTGCTTTCTTTTGGTTACTTTCTTTCCTGCACTGGTCTTAAGCTTGCCCCGCTTAGCCTCACCTAGAACTCTTTTAACTTTAGCCGCTTTAGCTTTCTTGGTCCTTGGTTTCACTTTAGCCATAATGCTTACTCCTAATAAGTGGCTGCTGGCCGTTATCACTCGCCTCAACGGTTAGGCCCAGTGTTTGTCACCGTTTGTTTCGCAGCAGCCATAAATATTATATCACTTTAACTAGTGCTTGCTCTGTCTTTTACACTTCAGGCAATTCTCTTTGCAAGCTTTTTGTTTTAATGGCTTAGACTGCCTGCGAACTGGAATATATTTCTGCACTTTTAATACTGCTATTAAATACACTGCTCTAACTCCTTTAATTTTTGCTTGTATTGCTGTTCAATCTCTTTGTAATCAGAACAACTAAGTTTCGTTAATTCATGTGGGCCTTCAAGCCAATCAACTTTTTCCTGTCTGATCTTCTTAATGAGATTGATTCTATAATTATCGATATTTCCAGAAAGCATTCTGTTACAGGGAGAGCATTGCTTATGACAATTAAGCTCTTCAAATCTCAATTCCGGATTAGCTTTTGCCCCTCTAAAATGTCCTGCGTCATTCTGGCCTTGGTGATGGCGCTGGCATGATATACAAGGTTGCTTTTCATCTCTAGCCCTGATATAAGAATTAAACGCCTTCTGTGCCTGCTTAGCTCTAAAT